TAGCTATGATGTGCGCAGCTAATGGTATTACTGTAAAGTTTTACTATTTGTTTAACGAGAGTTTAATTCAACGTGCACGTAACTATGTTGCTGATGAGTTTATGAGATCGGATTGTACTCACTTAGTGTTTATTGATTCAGATATTGCTTTTGATCCAAGAGATGTTTTTGGTATGATTGCAGTACAAGTATCTAACCCAGAAAAATATAACATTGTTACTGGTCCATACCCTAAGAAAACAATCGCATGGGAAAAGGTTGCTAAGGCAGCTGAACTAGGTAAAGCAGAAGAAAATCCGTTTGTCCTAGACCAATATACTGCCGATTATGTTTTTAATCCAGTGGATAGAATGTCAAGCTTTCAATTATCAGAGCCATTAGAAATTGGCGAAGGTGGTACAGGCTTTATGTGTATTCCTCGGGAAACGTTTGAAACATACAAAGCAGCATACCCAGAGTATAGTTATAAACCAGATCATGCAAGAACTGAAAAGTTTGATGGATCTAACGAGATTATGGCTTACTTTGACTGTATCATTGATCCAAAAACTAAACGCTACTTGAGTGAAGATTACTTCTTCTGCCAAAAAGCGCGTCAGGCTGGAATGAAGGTATGGATGTGTCCTTGGATGCAAATCAATCACATTGGCTCATATATCTTTAAAGGTAATATGGGAGCAATTGGATCACTGGGTCTATCAGCAACAGCGGATAAATCTTCAAATCAAAAATCATATAAAGGTAAAAAATAGTTGACATACGACGATAGTTGTGATACAATTAATAATATAGAAACAATGGAGCACTTACATAATGAAATTTTCTGAACGCACTCTTACTATTTTAAAGAGTTTTTCCACAATCAACAAGTCTATCCTTATGAAGGAAGGCAATGTACTAAAGACTATTACACCAGAAAAAACACTTGTGGCAAAAGCCACGATTACAGATAACATTCCATCACAGGCATGTATCTATGATCTATCGCGTTTTCTATCAATTCTAGGTCTGTATAAAGATCCTGATGTAGAATTCCACGATAAATACTTTACAATTGCAGAAGGTAAACAGCGTACGAAATACGCGTTCGCCGACATTTCAATGATCCACGCAGCACCAGAAAAAGAGATTGACCTTCCTACGAAGGATGTGGTTGTTGATGTATCTTGGGATGATATGCAATCAGTAATTAAAGCTGCCGGCGTACTTCAATTCAAAGAAATTGCATTCGTTGGTAGTGAGGGTAAAGTTTATCTCAAAGCTATTGATAGCGCCGACCAAGGTGCTGATGATTATGGCGTAGAGATTGGCACAACCTCTGATGAATTTAAGGTTATTATCAAAACAGATAATCTTAAACTCTTAGCTCAGGATTACCATGTTACTCTTTGCGCAAAGGGTATCTCTGAGTTTAAGGGAACCGATGCTACATATTATGTAGCTATTGATACTAAGTCGACTTATAATAAAGGAACATAAAATGAGCGAACAAGAACAACAACAAGAGCAAATCAACCTATCGTTGCAAGACATCGCAACCGTAGTTCAAATGATTGACGTAGTAAGCCGTCGTGGTGGTATTGCGGGTAATGAATTAGCTGGCATCGGTATGCTACGCAATAAATTCGAAGCATTCCTACAGCAAAACGCACCAAAAGATGGTGAAGCACCTCAAGGTAATATGCCAATGGAAGCACCGGCAAATGTACCAGAAGACGCACCATTAGCTGACAAGGTTCAGTAATACTAAACGACGCGGGCTCTCGTTATAAACCCGCACTTTATTTTTATATTATGAAATGGTGATTATATGTCTATTGATGCAAAAGCAAACGAAGTACTCTGGGTTGAAAAGTATCGACCTCAGAAAATTGACGACACTATCCTACCAGCCAAAACCAAAGCAATGTTTAAAAAGTTTGTTACCGATGATAGTGTACCAAACTTATTGTTGTCTGGTGGTCCCGGTGTAGGTAAAACAACCATCGCAAAAGCTATGCTTGAAGAAATGGGTTGTGATTATATTGTAAAGAATGGTTCATTGAACGTTAACATTGATACTCTTCGTTATGATATCTCAACATATGCATCGGCAGTATCCCTTAGTGGTGGTCGTAAATATGTTATCTTTGATGAAGCTGATTACCTAAATGCTGCAAATGTTCAACCAGCTTTACGTAACTTTATCGAAGAATATTCCTCTAACTGTGGATTTATATTCACATGTAACTTTAAAAACCGTATCATTCAACCTCTACGATCTCGATTGTCAGAAGTTGATTTTAGTATTGAAACCAGCGACCGTCCTAAGCTAGCTATGCAGTTTATGAAAAGAGTTGAAACAATTCTAGGTATGGAAAACGTTGATTACGATAAAGCTGTTATAGCCAAAGTAATCCAAAAACACTTCCCAGATTTCCGCAGAGTACTAACTGAATTACAATCATACGCTGCCTCAGGTAGAATTGATGAAGGTATCTTTGTCAATCTAAAACAAGAGTCACTTGATGAAGTATTCCGTTTATTGAAAACCAAAGACTTTACTAACATGCGCAAATGGGTTGCTAATAACTCAGATCAAGATATGAATGAAATGTTCCGTCGGATCTATGATATGGCAGCTGATAAAGTTGAAATGCGTTCACTTCCCGGATTTGTAGTAACGATGGCTGACTATATGTATAAGGCTAATTTTGTTGCTGACCTTGAAGTCAACATGGTTGCTTTCCTTACAGAAGTAATGATTGAAGCAGAATACAAATGAGTCAGTGGATGAACAAACTCATAGGCATGCACACGTGTTGGCATTGTCAAACGCTAATGAATAAGAAAGAAGTATATAGCGTTGATGTCGATACTCAGGATGGACCACTCAATTTTAAGATGTGTAAAAAATGTGCTGGAGAGTTTGATGAAATGTTAAAAGATTTGGAGGAAACAATTGCCGAAAGAAATAACACCCTTTGATTTTATGAATGCCGCGTCTTTCTCTAAGGAAGATCTTATTGGTAACCATGAAAATCCAGAAATGGCAGAAAATTTATATGTGCCATATATTATTAACCGAGGGTTCGTAAACTTTGAAGATACGATCCTACATGCAAATGAAATGAATATGCGTGCACACCTGCCATATAAGGCACAGTTTGATTATTACCGCGCAGCGTTTAGGAAACGCAAACGTTTTAGTAAATGGCCAAAGGCAGCCAAAAGCGACGATCTCGATACTATCCAAGAAGTGTATCAATGTAACCGGACAATAGCAAAATTATATTTAAAAGCTTTGTCTTCTGAGGATATGAAAAGTATTAGAGCGAGGTTGACGACTGGTGGTGTTACTAGGTAAGATATTCAAAACAATAAATATATCTGATGGTCACCGTGTGAGACCACACCATATAATTAATAATAAAAAAAGGTGCTGTGGTTATGAACTCAGAAGATATTTTTAAAGGGGTTGGAATCGAGATTTCTCTTCCATCTCCAGACAGTTTTCTAAAAATTAAGGAAACTTTAACTCGAATTGGTATTTCGTCTCGTAAAGAGAAAAAACTTTATCAAACATGTCATATTTTACATAAGCAAGGTAGATACTCTATTCTACACTTTAAAGAATTGTTTATCCTAGACGGTAAAGTAGATACGTTTGCAGAAGAAGATGAAGCTCGTAGAAATACTATTGTTAACTTATTAGAAGAGTGGGGATTAGTTGCTATCGTAAATAAAGAAGGTAGTAAAGAACCTGTTGCTCAACTAAATCAAATTAAGATTATATCGCATAAAGAAAAATCAAATTGGACGCTAGAAGCAAAATATAATATTGGAAAGAAGTGATAATGAAAATTTATAGAATGAATGAAGATGCTGAGTTACCTGAATACGCTACAGATGGTTCGGCTGCATTTGATATTAAATCATGTTTTAAGCATGGTGATAAACTCGAAGCATATAATAACTGGAATAAACGCTTACACATTGTTGTAAAAGGTGTAGGTACTAATAGAGATACATTTCAATTACCGCCTGATACAAGAGTACTTGTGCCAACAGGTTTAATCTTTGATGTACCAGATAAGCATGTACTTAAAATGTATATTAGGTCAAGCGTTGCTTTAAAAAGAGGTTTAACCTTAGCGAATGGTGTCGGAATTATTGATTCAGATTATGTAGAACAAACCTATATAATGTTAGTTAATGAAACAGACTCGTTGGCTGCTATTTCAAACGGCGAACGTTTAGCACAGTGTATCGTTGAAAAAACTACCAATATTAAGTTAACTGAAACCAAAACAGCGCCAGAGCAAAAGACCGATAGAGATGGAGGGTTTGGAAGCACTGGAGAATAGGACATGATATGTTTAAATATCTAATACCATTAACTCTGCTTGCCACCCCGTTAGTAGCTCAAGAACAACCTTTTAATCAACCTTTTATGGCATCACAGCCATGTTCTGATTTTATGACTGTTGCACAAGTTGTTAGAGAGAAAAACGAAGAAATGTTATTTAAAGGTGATATGGTTCAGCGCCACATAAGCGGCCAAATTGTACCTAATAAGATGGTATTCACTACTAACCAAGACACAGGGACATGGTCCTTATTGGCACTTTTCCCAGGGAATATCGCTTGTCTTGTAGCAAATGGTACAGAATTTGAACCATATATTGAATAAAATTGCATTTAACTATTGACATTTGAATAAAAAGTATTATATATAGTAATAGGAATGCCATAATGGGTTCCTTACATTAAACTCGCTTAATAAGGAGAACTAAAATGAACACACGTACATTCAACACAAATATGCTTAATGATCCATTCTTTATCGGCTTTGACCGAATGTTAGATAGAATGACATCAACAACGCTACCAACAACATCCCCAAAATATCCACCTTATAATGTTGTCAAACTAGACGACGATCGCTACGAACTTCAGTTGGCTATCGCTGGTTTTGATTATGACGATTTAGATATTTCACGGAAGTTAGGTGTATTGACTATTGCTGGTAATAAAGATACCGATGATGATAAAAACTATCTTCATAAAGGTATTTCAGCACGAAGCTTCAAAAGAGAATTTACATTAATGGATACTATTGAAATCCATGGAGCTGATTTGAATGCCGGTATTTTAACCGTACATTTAGAAAATGTTATCCCAGAAGAAAAGAAGCCACAAAAGATTGAAATCAATCGCGGTGAGCAAGAGTTCCTTAAAGGATAAACATGCAGGAGGGTGAAAGCCCCTCCATTTTCTATTGACATACATATAAATATGGTATATAATAGAATCATAACACAACGTATAATAGGAAAATAATATGAAAGATTTCGTAGTTAGCAGCTGGAATGTAGTAATGGATTCCAGCCATAATCCCCTTAGTAATATTACTAATTTAGCAGTTCGCCATATGGTCATGCAAGTATTAGCATGGATGTGGTGTATCGTATTTGGTATTATTGTAGGTAGTATGTGGGCAGGTATTTTTAGTATGGTACTCCACGCAATTTTACTTGGTGCAGTTTTTATTACTGTGGCAACATTTGAAACAGCTAAGCGTTCACCACAAGTATTTGGTAACTATAGCGGTCGTGCAAACGGAGGAGAGCATGAGTAAAATCCAAGCAGCACTTAAAGGATATATGGATCAGATCCAAGAATTGATGGAAAGCCATCCACGTGCTCACCTCGA